GCTTCGCCCCTTTTTAATAATCATTCATTAGGAGCCTGATATGGCAAAGAACCAAGCTAAAGCTGATGATTTGTTATCAGCTGACCAAGCCGCAGCTGACCAAGCCGCAGCCGACCAAGCCGCAGCCGACCAAGCCGCAGCCGACCAAGCCGCAGCCGACCAAGCCGCAGCCGACCAAGCCGCAGCTGGTGAGTTAGTAGAGGCTGTCTTGTTGCGCGATAGTAATTTAGGCGAAGTTGGCGATGTAGTTAAAATCGCATTAACGGAAGTAGATGCTTATACAGCGCATGGGATGGTTGATACGAACCATGCAGCAATAGATTACGCAAAGTCGCAAAAGCAATAGTCGTTAGTATCAATATCAAAGGCATTCTCAGGAGTGCCTTTTTTTATTGGTATTTGAAGTATTTTTAGGTTAGGCAAATTAAATATGGCATACAAGATTATTCAAGAGCCAGAAACTGAGCCAGTTTCATTGGATGAAGCAAAGATTCAATGCAAAGTAGATCATGATGCTGATAATGTTTTGTTGGCAATATTTATTAAATCTGCCCGTGAAAAGGCTGAGCATCTAACTGGCCGCGCATTTATTACCCAAACTTTGGAATTTACTCTTAATAGCTTCCCGGCAAGTGAGATTATCTTGCCAGTATCTGCCGTGCAGGAAGTGTTGAGTATTGAATATATATCTACAACAGGTGATGAAGTGACATTGCCTACACAGCTTTATAGTCTTAACGATTATGGGATAAAGCACTCAGTTAAATTAGCGTTTGGTGCACAATGGCCTGAAACTCAACTGGAATCAAATGTTGTAAAAATCAAATTCGTTGCTGGCTACGGTGATGCTGATGTCGTACCAGGTGCAATTAAATCTTGGATGCTACTCACGATAGAGTCTTTGTACAGAAATCGTGGTGCAGTGACCTCTGAGCAAAATTACGAAATACCAAATAGATTTTATGATTCATTGTTAGATTCGTTTCGGATCTGGAGTATCTAGCATGGATGCTGGCAAATTAAATCGCCGTGTTACGTTGCGTAAGCAGTCTGATATACCAGCAATGGGCGCAGCCATCACCCAAACGTTTGATGCTGGCAAAGAGGTATGGGCCAACGTAGAGCCAGTAGGTAATGCAATTTTTCATGGGACCAAGCAAGTTGGTGAAAATGTAACTCACCGCATTATTGTGCGTTACCAGCCTGGCGTTGTGAATGATATGACAATCACCGGTGATCATGTGATAGACCAGGTAATTAATAGTGAAACTATCCGCTATCGTGTTCGTCGAGCAAGTGATTTGCATGATGACCGTACTTTTGTGCTTATTGAAGCGGAGTGTTTAGGGAATGTTTGAGCTTAATGCCACCATCACAGGCTTTAGCCGGATTGACTTTGACCGCAAAAAAGTTAGAAACGCCTTAAGAATAGAAGGCCGCGCGATACAAAAAGTGGCTCGTAAGATGGTATCAAAACGCATGATTGATAGCGTTGGCGATTACCCTGCAAAGCGCACTGGCCGATTAATGCGCTCGATTAAAGTTAAGCTATCAAAACCCGGATTTCTGGTAAGAATTGCCCCTTATAAAACTGCTGAGATGAAAGACTTTTATCCTGCTTTTTTACATTACGGCAGCATAAAAAACAACCTTGAAGCACGTAAAAACTTCATGACAGATGCGCTAGATACGCGTCGAGAAACTTCACGCACAGCAATATTTAATGCACTGCAAGGTGCGTTGATACCGAGATAAATATGATCGTTCAAATTGTTGAGGCATTAAAAGTAAGAACAAATGCAACTTTCGCAGGGCGTATTGCTGGTGCTGCCGAGTTTGCAGCATTGTCGCCAGATGCAAAATTAAATTTACCTAGCGCTTACGTGATACCGCTGGACGATAGCGCACAGCCTAACACCTCAGAAAATGGCTACTCACAAATAGTAAGAGATGGCTTTGCCGTCATTGTGGTGTTAAGTAATGCCGCTGATGAGTTGGGCAATAGTAGCGTTGCCCAGGTGCAAGGTATTCGCAATATTTTAAATGCATCCTTGCTTTCGTGGTCGCCTGATTCGGAGCATGGGCCAATTGAGTATGAAGGCGGGCAATTGCTTGATGTTGATCGGTCACGGCTTTATTACCAGTTTGAATATGCATCTGAAACACAGTTTAGCGAGGCTGATACATGGCAAGGTTCGGTAAATGCTGAATTGCCTGCGTTTGGTAAAGTGCAAATGGATGTTGATACGATAGACCCATTTGACCCTAACCGTGTTGCACCAGGTGAAAAAGGGCCTGATGGCACATTAGAAGTTAGTTTAGAAGTCGTAATACCTCAATAATTTTCAAAGGAAAGAATATGAGCAGCGTGTTCATTAAGCCGAAAAAAGGTAAGCAGATACCAGACCCAGTGCGCGGTGGATTTTTGCCAGAATCAGGCGCTAAGGTCGATGTTAACGATATTTACTGGCAACGCAGAATTAATGATGGCGATGTAGAGATTGCAAAGCCAGAAAAAAACAAACAAGACTAATTATCTATTAATTATTTTTTAACGTAGTCGGCCACCTTCAGGTGGCTTTTTTTATGCCTGGAGGCAATATGGCAGTTTCATTTAACAATACACCTTCCAACCTTAAGGTTCCGCTGTTTTACGCGGAAGTTGATAACTCTCAGGCTGGCTACTTCACACAAAATTTGCGCACTTTGCTGATCGGGCAAAAAAAGGCAACAGGGATTGGTGTGGCAAACACACCGATCTTAGTTTCACGTACTGATGAAGCTAAGTTGCTTGCTGGGCAAGGCTCAATTGCTGCACGTATGCATGAGGCGTACCGCCTTAATGATTCCACTGGTGAAGTTTGGATGCTTCTGTTGGATGACTTAGAGGCTGGTGTTGCTGCTATTGAAACAATCACCACAACAGGCAATGCAACGGAAAGCGGCACGCTTAACTTGTATATTGCTGGCCAAAAACTACAAGTTGCTGTGGTCAGTGGTGATACGCCAACGATTATCGCTACTGCAATTGCTGCAGCGATTAACGCAAATCCAGATTTACCAGTCACGGCTACTAGTGCGCTAGGTGTGGTGACAGCAACGAACAAGCATAAAGGCTTGGTTGGCAATGATGTTAAGTTTCAACTTAACTACCGAGGGCTTGCTGGCGGTGAAAAAACACCAACTGGCATCACAGTTGCTTTTGCGCAAACAACACCAGGCACTGGCGTTTCTGTGCTTACTACAGCATTGGCTGCGCTTGGTGATGATGAGTATGATTTTATCATTCATCCATTTACGGACAGCACATCGCTAGATGCTTTGAAATCGCTCATGAACAACACCACTGGTCGTTGGGCATATAACCGCCAAATTTATGGCCATGTTTACACTGCTAAATCAGATACTTTCTCAAACTTAGTTGCTTTAGGTTTAGCGCGTAATGATGAGCACACAACCATTGCTGGTTATGAAGCTGATGCCCCTAATCCTAGCTGGGAGTATGCAGCAGCATATGGCGCACGTAATGCAGTGTTTATTGCTGCAGACCCAGCAAGGCCAACACAAACAGGGGAGTTGCTTGGCATCTTGCCAGCGCCTGCCTCAAGTCGCTTTATTCAAACTGAGCGCGGCACTCTGCTTAACAGCGGCATTGCAACTAGCTATGTAGGCGGTGGTGCTGTGCGTATTGAGCGTGCGATTACCACTTACCAAAAAAACGCATGGAACCAAACTGACCCAAGCTATTTGGATAGTGAAACCATGCACACACTGGCACACGTAATTCGCCGTTTACGTTACGTGGTAACACAGAAATATCCACGCCATAAGTTGGCAAATGACGGTACACGCTTTGGTGCTGGCCAAGCGATTGTTACCCCAAGCGTGGTGCGCGGCGAAATCTTAAGTGAGTATGCAGCACTTGAAGAGCAGGGTATTGTAGAAAATGCCAAAGCCTTTGCAGAAAACTTGATTGTAGAACGTGATGGAAATGATCCTAACCGATTAAATGTGTTGTACCCACCAGACCTTGTGAACCAGCTACGTATTTTTGCTGTGCTTACACAGTTCCGCTTGCAATATTAAGTTAATCAACCAAATCACAAACCCGCTTCGGCGGGTTTTTTTATGAGTTTTTGAGAGGAATCAATATGGCTCAAGCACCAAAAGTAGCTGGTACCTGCTATGTAAAAGCAGATGGCGATCAGCTGGAGTTAAAAAACGAAAGCGGTATTGAGGTACCACTTTCATCTGTAGTACGTGAGGCTGTGATGGGCCAGAGCGGTGTTGCTGGTTTAAAAGAAACGGCAAAAATTCCGTATGTAAAAGGCACGTTTATTGTTGGTCCAAACTTCCCGCGTGAAAAGTTGGATGAAGCCACTGACATCACGGTAACTGTCGAGTTTATTAACGGTAGCGTTTACACCTTAAGTGGTGCATTTACCGTTGGTGAATCAGCTTATAAATCAGACTCAGGTGAAGTAGAGCTTGAATTTAATGGTATCAAAGGCATTTGGTCATGAAAGTAACTTTATCAAAAGCAATCACCGCGCATGGTGAAGAGGTTAAAGAGTTAGACCTTCGGGAGCCTACAGGTAAGGATGTGCAAGAAATTGGCTTTCCTTACCTGATTGTCATCGCTAATGACGAACAGGCGATACAAATTCAAGTTAAAACGGTTGGTAGATATGTATCTCGCTTAGCTGGGATCCCGCCAAGCTCTGTTGATCAGCTCTCAGCTGGTGATTTAAATACGCTGACAGGTGCGGTAATGAGTTTTTTCGGGGTGGAAGCGACAGTGTAGAAATTTACATTGATCGGGTGTTTGAAATCGCCTATTTCTGGCGACTCTCACCCGATGCTGTTTTAGACATGTCGCTAACAAAAATAGCGCAATACAACGCTCAAGCTGAGCGAATTGTAAAAATGATAGATGGGGCAGGTGATGGCAGATAAGTTTCAACTCAAAGCGATACTTTCCGCTGTCGATAAAATCACACCAACTACTACGCAAATCGGTAAATCCGTCAAAGTTTTGCATAAATCTTTACGCGATATCGGGACTGCCGGCGGTGAGTTGATGCGTAAAATTGGCATGCCTGCCTTTTTATCATTTACTGCAGTGAGTGCTGCTGCAGTAGGCGCAATGAAATCCTCAATGGATTATGCTGGGGCAATACAAGATGCCAGTGATCGGACTGGTGCAGGTGTAGAAAACTACCAGGCATTAAGTAATATGCTTGGGATGGTTGGAGGTACTGCCGAAGATGCCGAGGCGTCTTTCACTAAATTTAATAAAGGCGTTTCAGACGGTGCTGCAGGCGCAGATAAAAGCTTTGCTGCCCTGATGAAAAAGCTGCGCATCCCTTTAAAAAATGCAAAAGGTGAGCTGGTAGGGTTGACAGATATACTGCCTGATCTAGCCGCTGGATTCGAGAAAAATACAGATCCTGCTGTACGTACACGCATTGCCATGGAGTTATTTGGCAAGGGCGGCACTAAGATGATACCAATCTTGGCAAAAGGCCGTGAAGGTGTTATTGCATGGATTAAAGAGCAAGAGCGCTTAGGTGTTATTGTTAAAGAAGAGTCGGTCGCCGCCCTGGATGACTTAGGTGATGGTGTTGGTCAGGTGCAAACTCAAGTACGCTCATTGCTGACTAATGCGATGGCTAAGTTAGTACCGGTGATTATGCCAATTGTCACGCAGATGACAGAGTGGATTGCTGCCAATAAAGAGTTCTTGCAAACAGAAATCGTTGGTGCAATCTCTGACATTGCCAACGCCCTTAAGCAAGTGAACTGGGTTGAAGTATTCAGGGGTATCAAAGAGACAATTGTCGATATCAGGGGCTTTATTGACGCCATTGGCGGTGTTAAAACCTTGGTTTATGGGTTGGGTCTAGCATGGGCGGCTGGGCCAATTGCAGCGTTAATGTCAATCATGGCTGCTGTGTGGCGCTTACGCCTGGCATTTACAGCCCTATCTATTTCTGCTGCCGCATCGGGCACTGCTGTTGCCGGTTCTTTTGGCGCTTCTGCAGCAGCTAGCATGGCAAGTAACTTGGGTGTTATAGCAAGAAGCGCTGGTTTATTAGGGGCTGCTGCATTAGTCGGTTATGGCATCGGCACGGCAATTAGTGCTGCGCTGAGTGAGTCAACTAAAGACAAGATCGGTGAAACCATTGCCAGAGCCTTGGCATTTTTTGGTAATGAAGAGGCAAAAGCTGCTTTACGTGCCAATGGTATTGGCCTGCCTGACGGCACCAGTAAGCAAGATTCTTATAAAAACCCGCAAGGCATTTTTAAAAGTAATCAGCAATATGCTGAGTTGGCACGTAACCGTCAAAACATTGTCGGTAATCAATCCAAGTTGAATGGTGAAGTGGTTGTTAAGTTTGATAACGCGCCACCTGGTATGCGTGTTGATTCTGCAAAAACGAATCAAGGCGGTGTGAACATGCTGGCTGATGTTGGCTACCGCCGCTTGGTAATGGGGGGGTAATATGGCTTGGCGTGATCAGTTACAAAAAGCTAGTTTTCGCGGTGTTGGTTTTGAGGTTGAATCGGACGATGCAACCTTTGGCCGCCGTAGTGAGACGCATGAGTACCCGCAGCGCGATGTTCCGTATGTTGAGGACTTAGGCCGTAAGGCGCGTGAAAAGAACCTCACAGGGTTTGTAATCGGTGACGATTACATGACTAAGCGCGATGAGCTGCTTGGTGCACTTGAAAAGGCCGGCCCAGGTGAGTTGGTGCATCCGTACTATGGTCGTATGAATGTTTCAGTTGGCGATGTGCGTGTCAGCCACTCATTGCGTGATGGTGGTATGTGCACTTTTCAGATCTCATTCGTGGAGTCTGGGGAGCTTGCTTATCCTGCAGCCGTAAACTCTACTAGTACGCAAAGCCTATTAGCTGCTGATGCTTTGCAATCTGCAAGTATTGCTGACTTTTCAAACACGTTTACCGTTGAAAGCTTACCTGACTTTGCTGTACAAGATGCTGTTGCTGGGTTTAATGGGGCTTTAGGATCTATTGATCAATCATTAAGTAAGGTAGGTGTTGTTTTGACTAACCCGCTATCATTGCTTAGCAATGAGATGGCGGATTTAGTCCGTGCGCCCGGTGATTTAGCCTCAAGATTTTTTGCAGTTTATGCAAAGGGTGGTGCGGTCCTAAGCGCTTTATCAGGCTTAGGTGATATCAACGCTTTAAACATGTTAAATGCCTTAACTACATTAAGACTTACTAGCTTATTTAAAACATCCTATGCAGTAGGTAAAACACCGACGCGTGCGCAAATGGTCAAAAACAGTATTGCGATTGATACGTTGGTTAGACAATCGTTAATCGTGCAAGCCGCGGGTATGGCAGCATCAATGCCATTGCCAGTATATGACGATGCTATTGTGCTTAAAAACGAAATACTTACCACGATAGATGATGAGGCTGGGACGGCAAATGATACAACTTACCTTGCTTTAAAAACCCTCAGATCTAAAACGCACGCTGACATTACATCGCGCACGCAAAGCGCTGCGCGTTTGAAAGAAATCTCACCAAAAGAGGTGATGCCAGCATTGGTGCTTTCATATGATTTGTATGAAGATGCTGGCCGTGAGTCTGAAATAACTGAGCGTAACAAAGTGCGTCATCCTGGCTTTGTGCCAGCCAATACAATTAAGGTGCTAAGCTCATGAGAGACAAAGTGAATCGTCAGATGGCATTAATCTTAAAGGCAGTTGATAGCTTAAATGAAGGTGATGCTTCACATGTTGAGTTGCTTGCAAAGTTGATTGTTGAAGCTAAAGAGGCTCAGCAGTTATTGCGAGAAAAAGGTTATGGCTGGATAGGTTTAAGTTTGTTAAATACTGTTAAGCAAGAAGTCCCAGATGCAAACTAATAACGAAATTAAATTACGCGTAAATGGCATTAACTACGGCGGTTGGCTTGATGTTGAAATAACGTTAGGCATTGAACGCCAGGCGCGTGATTTTAAGCTTGGCGTTACGCGCACATGGCCTGGTGCCACTGATATTCCACGCAGAATTCGGGCTGGTGATGTTTGTGAGGTGTTTATTGGCAATGATAAGGTGCTTACTGGTTATGTTGATGCTACGCCAGTAAGTTACAGCGCTACAAGCATTTCTGTGGGGGTAACAGGGCGCAGTAAAACGGCAGACTTAGTTGACTGCAGCGCAACGCATAAAACTGGGCAATGGCGCAACTCAAAGATTGAGCGCATTGCTAGTGATCTGGCAAAGCCATACGGCGTTAAAGTAATTACCCAGATTGATACTGGCGTTGCGATTAGTGATCATCAGATTGATACGGGTGAAACAGCTTATGAGTCAATTGGCCGCTTGTTATCAATTAGGCAGTTCTTGAGCACTGACAATGCGGATGGCAACCTCGTGTTAATCAACGCAGGCAGTGCCGGTAAAGCAAATACGGCATTGGTGTATGGGCAGAACATACTGAGCGCAGATGCTGCGCTTGATTATAAAGATGTATTTTCTGAGTATGTTAGCAAAGGGCAGCGAGCCGGTAATGACTATGACTTTGCAGATGCTGTTGCCGGGGTTTCTGCGGTTGTAGTCAACAGTGGTATGGCTCGTTACCGTAATCTAATCATTCAGCAAACGGGCAATGTGACAGCGTTGGATTGCCAGCAGCGTGTGAAGTATGAGCGTGTATATCGTAATGCTAGAGCACTTGAAACCAATTATACGGTGCAAGGGTGGCGGCAACAGGATGGATCGTTGTGGTTGCCTAATCAAATGGTGCACGTAGAAGATCCTGTTATTGGCTTTGATGATGATTTGCTTATTGTTGAAGTGGTCTATCGAAATGGCAGTGGTGGCACGACCTGCACTTTAAAGGTCGCGCCAAAAGATGGTTATATACCAAGCCCTGAAACTACCAAGGCAGAAAAAGACAAAAAAACCGGTAAAAGCGGTGATTCTTGGAGTGAGGTTAACTCAATATGACAACACGTTTAATGCATAGAATGTTAGCGCCACTTAACCGAGCCGTTAGCAATATTTGCTTACGTGCAACGGTTGTATTGGTTAATTCCGCTAGCAAGATGCAATCGCTACAAATCAAGATGCGAGGTAATGAGGCTAAAGAAAACATCGAGCATTTTGAACCGTATGGGTATACAAGTAAACCAAAGCCTGGATCAGAAGCCATTACATTGTTTTTCAATGGTGATCGTAGTCATGGCGTTGCTATTGTTGTAGCCGATAGGCGCTACCGCCTTACGACGTTGGAAGAGGGTGAGGTTGCGCTGTGTGACGACCTGGGGCAAAAAGTCCACCTTAAGCGTGATCGTATTCTGATTGAAACGCCTTTCACCTTTGAGGTGCGTGCCGATAAAATCAAACTGCATGCTGACTCTGAGTTTAAGTTTGATGTAAACGGACAGGGTGAAAAATGGGATGGCCTTGGCGTGGAAACCTGGCGCGATAACGATGTTGCAAAACCGCACCATAACCATGCGCCACCTGAAATACCTTAATCAGTTAATAACCCGCTCCGGCGGGTTTTTTTATGGGCGCAACCGATGTTAGAGATAGACGCAAAAATAACGGTGAACGGTAGAGACTCTACCGATTTATCGCAAGAAGAATCACTCACACGCGCCGTGATAATTAGCTTATTTACTTGGCGCCGTGCAAATGCGGATGATGTGATTGAAGGCCAAAAGATGGGCTACTGGGGCGATAGCATAGAGCCGCCATCTGCCAATGACAAGATTGGCTCACGCCTCTGGCTGCTATCTCGTGAAAAGGTGCTGCAGTCCACCATTAACCGTTCGCGTGAATATGCACAAGAAGCTTTGCAATGGCTGATTGATGATGGTGTAGCAACCAAAGTGGATGTTATCGCAGAGCGCTTTGGCGTGGATGGCATTGCACTGCAGTGCACGATTTACCGAGATGATGGCTCACAAGCCGTTTTAAGATTTGATAACGCCTGGGAGTATATACGTGCCGTTTAAAAGACCAACTTTATCCGATTTAATCACGCGCATTCGTGATGGTATTTTTTCCAGACTAAGTTTTGAGCAACTGCGTAGATCTGATGCTGAAGTGTATGGAAAAGAACTGGCAGGCGCCTCGCATGAACTGCATGGCCACCTGCAGTTCATTGCACAAAATGTGATTTATGACACCGCCACTAGCGAGTATTTAGATCGCTGGGCTGGCATATGGTTAAGCACATCTAGGCTGCCTGCATATCCTGCAGCGGGGAATATTACTTTCACTGGCGATAATGGAGCGATCATCCCAGAAGGCAGCGTGTTAGTTTCTACCATTGGTGTTGAATACATGACAGAAGCAGATGCAACTATTGCCGCTGGTGTTGCATTAGTAGCAGTCACGGCTTTAATTGGTGGCGGTAATACAAATCTGTTAGCCGGTGAATATCTTTCTTTGGTTACGCCTGTAGCTGGTGTTTCCAGCACTGCAGTAGTGGACGTTAATGGCCTAACTCAAGGATCCGATCAGGAGGATGACTCTAAATTACTTGCAAGGCTGCTGGCGCGGATTCAAACACCGCCACACGGTGGTGCAACGCATGATTACATCAATTGGGCTTTAGAAGTGCCAGGTGTTACCAGGGCGTGGGTGTATCCAGGGGAGTTAGGCGTTAATACAGTCACAGTGCGATTTGTGCGGGATGATGACGCAAGCATTATTCCAGATGCTGGTGAAGTTGCTGCAGTTTATGACTACATCAATGCGCTAAGGCCGGTAACAGTTACTTTAACGGTAGTAGCGCCCATTGCAGTGCCTTTAAATTTCACTATCTCAGTTACTCCAAACTCTCTTGCAGTGAAAGAGGCTGTAGAGCTTGAGCTGCGAGACTTGTTAAAACGCGAGGCTTCGCCAGCTGGCACCATATATCTAAGCCATATCAGAGAGGCAATTTCGATTGCTGCAGGTGAAAGCAATTACACAATGACAGCGCCAATTGCGGATGTAACCAACACTGTAGGCAATATCACAACTTTTGGCGCGATAACTTGGGCATAACACAATGGCACTTTCAACAAATGATTACTTGCTTCAGTTGCAAGCGTTGCTGCCAAATGGTCCAGCTTGGCCACGTGAAGAGGGGGCGTTAAACACTAAAATTCTTACAGCATTTGCTGAAGAGTTTTCGCGTGTTGATGTTCGTATCGATAGCTTACTAAGTGAGGCAGATCCACGCACAACTAACGAACTCCTAGAGGATTGGGAAAGAGTTGCCGGGCTGCCGGATGTTTGTGTAAGTGCAGAGCAAGCCGTTGCGCAAAGGCGTGAGGCATTGGTGAGTAAGCTCACCATGCAAGGCGGTCAAAGCCGTGCTTACTTTATTCAAATAGCCGAAAGCTTAGGGTACACAGGCGCGACGATTGGGGAATACAACACCTTCAATTGTGGTGAAAGCGGCTGCGGTGATTCACTTTGGACAGAAGCAGACCGTTCTTGCTGGCAAATAAACTTACCTAGTGATGGCGCCATATATTACTTCAGTTGTGGTGAAAGCGCCTGTGGCGAACCATTGCAGGCATGGGGAGATGAAGCCATTGAATGCAGAATCAACAAATTTAAACCGGCACACACCACTGCAGTATTTGCTTATATATAGGAGAGAGTAGATGGAAAGAATTAATGGAAGCTTTGTCGCGCCAGATTTGCATGGACCCGGCAAAGATGGCTTTAGAGATGGTAATAAAGTGTTAGGTATTGCAGCGACAATAGTTAACGCAGAGTATATGAATGGGGTGCAAGAAGAGATTGTGCGCGTTATTGAAAGTGCTGGATTAACGCCATCAGCTGCTGACAATACCCAGCTATTGCAAGCTATCAATAATATAGTCAAAGGCCCTGCAGACAAAATCGTGCGTGTTGCCTCAACTGCTGCCATCAACCTTGCCGCACCAGGTGCGAACATTGACGGCGTTGCAATGGTGGCTGGCGATACTTTCTTAGAGAAAGACCACGCAACACTAGCTAGCCGTGGCGTTTACGTTTGGAATGGCGCAGCCGTGCCAGCAACACGTGACCCATCTGCTGACACTGGCGCTGAGTTGTTTGGTGGCATGATCATCCGTGTGAAAGCCGGTACCGTAAATGCGGATACAAACTGGCAGATTACTAACGATACAGATGTGACAGTGGGTGTGACTGGGATTACTTTTCAAAAGGTTGGCGCTTCTAGCGTAGTAACAGCAGTTAGTGACCCCACTTTTGTCGATAACACCTCAACCCCAGCAAGTACTAGTTGGATACGCGGTGCAATGTCGGCGATTGCTACCGCTGCTGGCTTTGCCTATTCATTGACTGCAAATGGTTACATTAAGTTTCCAACCTGGCTTGCTGGGTTAATAATCCAGTGGGGTTCAACATCATCTTTAGCTGCTGAGGCTGAAGTTTTGGTTACATTTCCTATTGCATTTAGCAGTATGTGTAAAGTAATTACGTCGTTTACATACACGGGTGCTCGTTTTGACAGTTCTCAAGTTCCCCATGTTAGAGATAAATCACTGACTAACTTTTATGCAGTAAATGATCAGGTGGCCGTTGCGGGAAAAACAGGTGTAATTGATTGGTTTTCTATTGGTATATAAGGAAAAAAAATGAAAGCAAAATACTCAAATTCTACAAAAGGTATATATATAGTTGGTGTCTCGCAAGACATCCCACTGGATGCTTTAGATATACCTGATGAACTTTATGCGCGTTATACAAATGCACAAATTAATCGCTTTGATGTAGTAAATGGTGTGGTGGTTGAGTATCAAGCACCTGCACCAAGTACAGCAAAGCTTAAGCTAAATAAGCTTTCTGAAATTAACACTGAATTTGAGAAAGCCATGTTGCCGATCATTACTGGCATCCCTGCGATTGAACGTGAAAGCTGGAAAAAGCAAGAAACTGAGGCACGAGCTTATCTTGCAAGTAATGGTGCACTTACCCCGCTGATTGATTCTCTGGCCATATCACGCGGCATTGATAAAGCTGAATTGGTGTCGCGCATTATTGTTAAGGCAGACTTGTTTGCCACGCTAAGTGGTCAGCTGATCGGCAAACGCCAACGGCTTGAAGATGATCTCAATGCATTGCCAGAAACGGCCGCTGCTGAAGATATTGCGGCAATCACCTGGTAATGAAGTGGCGACTATTCATGCTAGGTATCTGGCTGCTGTGCCAAGTAACCAATCTTGTTGCAGCAGTTTGGATGTTATTAGCCATTATCAGTGGCAGCAATCGCGCATGGCTTATCGCTAAATCTTTCGACCAATTAGGCAATGCAACCACTGGCGGCAGTGAAGACGAGCTAATCAGTAGTAGAGCTGCCAAAGCCAGCAAACGCGGTGAAAAGTGGGCATGTGTGCTGTGTAAGTTGCTGCACAAGATCGACCCCAACCATTGCGAAAAAAGCATTGAATCTGATGAGGGAAAGCCATAAAAAATAATAAAAAGCACAAACCGCCTACGGGCGGTTTTTTACGTGTAAAGAAAGGGTGGAGATGGATCTTTGGAGCGGTTTAATCATTTGCTGGCATCGGCTTATTGATTACTTAGACGCAGCATTTATTGGGGTAATTGGTGCTGGTGTTGCTTATGTATTTTCACCCAAAGACAAGTCGGTCGAAGCGAAAGAGGCGCGCCAATTTTTTATGGCGTTTCTTCTATCAGGTGGTGCAATCGCCCACTTTATGGCAGCAGCTTTAATGCTTTTTTTCAAAATGCCTGCAGAGTACGCCAGTGCTGTCGCTTTTGTTGTTGGCGCAATTGGTGGCTCTTTATTGGCAGCCATTATCAAGTCAATCAACCAGGCGGACTTTGATTTATGGCCATTCATCAAATCTTTGATTCGTGCCAAGTTAGGCGTGAAGGAAATTACAAATAAGGAAGTTACAAATGATCAGTAATTACCAGGTGTTATTGCAAGTAAAACTTATTGCCGCTGCTTTCATTTGTTTATGGGGGTGGTTCTGCGTTTTTTATCCAAAAGTAAATGATGGGATCCTGGGGAAGATTTTATTCGGCTTATTAGGGTTCTCGGCATTTGCAGTGTGTGTGTCTGACAAAGTTTCGTTTGTGGATAGCACCAGGGCAGAAGTTATCATGAATCTATTTGTTGCCTTGGTAGGTATTAGGCATATGTGGATGAAGTGCATATGGGGCCACCTAAAAGCAATGTGCACCAGGTGGGCTATATGTGTACGCCTGCGAAATGAATTAATACCAAACTCAGGATTAAAAAATGAAGAGAACAATTAAAAACGTAATTATCCATTGTGCAGCCACGCCAAACGGCAAGGCATTTAATGCTGCTGATATTGATGTAATGCATGGTCTGGCCAAGCCAACGCCTTTCAATCGGTCGTCACAGTGGATTAAAGCATTTAACCCTCACCTGAAGCATATCGGGTACCACTTTGTAATTCTCATCGATGGCACGATTGAAACTGGCAGGGCGCTAGAAGAGGTCGGCGCTCATGTCCAGGGCAGTAATGCAACATCGATTGGCATCTGCATGATCGGCACCGACAAGTTTACTAAAGCGCAGTGGGATGCGTTACGCAAATTGCTGATTGAACTTGCCGGCACGATTAAAGGTAAGGTCGTGATGACTTCTGATTCTGCATTGGAGCTCTACCGCGTAATGGGTATTAGCGTAAAAGGCCACCGTGATTATTCACCAGACCGGAACGGTAATGGCCAGATCGAACGCAACGAGTGGCTGAAGATTTGCCCAGGATTCGACATGGCCACGTTTATTAAAGGCGGGATGATGCCGCTAGGTGATTCATTATGGCCATCTTAAAACTACTAGTTTTTGCACTTAGCCGATTGTTTAGTTGTTTTCTTAAAACCGTGACTTTCATATTCAAGCATTGGCGCGTTTTCTTGCCGTTGGCAATAGTTGTGCTAGGGCTGTGGAAAATTAACGCGCTTACGGCTCAACGTAACGATGCTTTAAAGATTCACGCAGCACACATTGCCGATGATGTCGCTGAAGCAGAAAAGCGCCGACAAGAAAATGTGGCCAAATATCTGAAAGCTGACGCCGATCTGGCGTTATCCAATTATCGGCACCAAACTGAAGTTAATGTGTTGAAGGGTGTTTATGAAAGTCGAATTAAAAAAACTGGCGATACTGCAGCTGCTAATGATAGCGCTTGGCGTGAGCGCGTGCGCCTCGAAGTTGGGCGTAATTCGTCCTATGGATTGCTCGGCGATACCGGCGATATCCAAGGATCTGCCGGAGGTGAACGGGACTGTGACGCAGCCACTGCTAGACAAGCATACGAAACACTTGAGCTTGCCTGCGCAGTAACCACTTCGGATTACAACAGCTTACGAAGGTGGGCTGATGGTGCGTGCAGGATTCATGAGTGTAAGTAATTAATTTTTTTGCAGGGCGCAACACTGAAACAAAAATCCTGCTTTACCGCCCACATGGGCATATAACCAGGAGCAATAAAAAAATGAGTAAGACAGTTAGAGCAAAAATGAAATGTCATGGCGTATCAGCACCGACGCATGGTCAGATAACCGTTAGTTTTGGTGCTGTGTATTCACCTGATCCAAATCACGAAAACAATATGTGGTCGAAATATACGCCTTCAGGATCACTAAGCATGGCAATTGCTGAAGATAAGCCGGCTGCAAAGATGTTTGAGGCTGGTAAGGAGTACTACATCGACATCAGTGAAGCAGAAGCAACAGTGTATTAATTAAGAAGAGGCGACCATGTAATGCGTCAACATCACATGGTCCCTTAACCCACAGTTTTAGCCTGTGAGCCAGGACAAGGCCTCCCACCACGTCGACGCGGCGGTGAGAGCCTAACAAGTTTTTTAATAAAAAGAAAGGCTCAACATGCAAACATTACCTGTAATCCCTTGGATCGGTGGCAAACGTCGCTTAGCTGATCGCCTCATTCCCTTATTTCCACCTCACGATTGTTATGTAGAAGTTTTCTGCGGCGGCGCTGCTCTTTACTTCATGCGGCCAACTCCAGCTAAAACGGAAGTCCTTAACGATATCAATGGCGACCTGGTGCGTTTGTACCGAGTGCTGAAGTATCACCTGCAGGAGTTTATTCGCCAGTTTGAGTTCGCCCTTACCAGCCGGCAGATATTCGAGTGGGAGAAAATGACAAGGCCGGAAACCTTAACAGACATTCAGCGTGCGGCTAGATTTTATTACTTGCAGCATATTGCCTTCGGCGCAAAGGTCCAGGGGCAAAACTACGGTACCGTTACTGAAGGCGGAAATTTCGATATTACGCGGATTGGTGAAAGCCTTACTGCAGCTTGGCGAAGATTGGGCGGTACCAATGTAGAGAATCTCTCCTGGCAAGATTGCGTAGAACGTTACGACCGTCCTCATACGTTCTTTTACATGGATCCGCCATACTGGCAAACGGAAGGTTACGGCGTTCCGTTTGATTTCAAAGAGTATGAGCTCATGGCCAACTTAATGCGGTCGATGAAAGGCAAGGCCATGATTAGCATTAATGATCACCCAGATATTCGCCGGGTGTTTGATGGTCTGCCGATGCTTGAGTTAGATATTAAGTACACACTACAGAAGGGTGGTGAGTCGCAGACGTCCGGAGAGCTTGTGATCACAAATTGGGATGCAGAAAACACCGGAGGTTTGTTTGGCTAACTCTCATCCTTTGGTTTGAGGTTTGAGTTGGCATAAAATAAAAAAAGGGGCCGAAGCCCCTTTAGTTAAATTACTTCTTGTTTTTTGCTTGAGTTAACGCCGACGCAGCAATTGATTTCTGTGTTGGTGTTGATTTAGGATCACGCAAAGTAGCTGAAGCTTTTGATGCTACTGAAGCGCTGGTGTGTTCATTTCTTGGTGACGGTTTAGTCATAATAAAACTCCATTAGTTAAAAGTGGCTAAGGGAGAGTAAATAAATCCGTTGCTTCTAAAATCTGTTCAGATTATAGTAACACTTCATGTACGGTGGTAACTTACCACATCCCTAGTGGCTCAATCTCTGCAAAAGGTTGAGCCACAATCACGTTCAAGCCACAAAATATAGCGATTAACTGTATTTATAATCAAAATATTGTGGTGGGTCAAGCTGTTATTATTTAATAAAGGCAAAAATCTCACACGATCCCCCCTTGCAAAATCTCAACATGGCTACGGCATTGGTTTCTGTAATCGCCAAATTGAAAAAATTTTTTTGGTTGAGTGTGCGTATTTGTTGGAGTGGTGATTTCGCTTAACTTGTAAAATCAATAGTTCTGAATATATATGCGATTAAGTTTATAATCGATTCTAGTTAGCTGGATGTGCATAAAGATTGTGAAGTATTCAAGGCTGTGATTTTCTACTATTTCAAACCTAGTTACTCACGATTTACGCACGAAGGCTTGGAAGTGGCGTGTTTGTTATAGGTTTGGTGCCCGGAAGAGGCAACCGAGCTATTTTTCTTTGTTTCACTCAAAATGAAAAACCGTGAAATATCAAGGCTTCCAAGCCATTCCTAAAAATTATATTGCGCCCAAAGTGCAAAGTAATTAAACTGCAACTCCCCACAAATTACGCACGCACACCGCATGGCCTCAATCAAGCCTTACAAAAATGGCTATCGCGCTCAGGTCTATGTTTTAGGCCAGCGGGATAGTGATATCTTCCGCACTCTACGAGAGGCTAACGCATGGGCAGCTGCCAGGGAAACTGAGCTGCGAGCAAATGCCAAGAAGTCACCCCAAGAAAAGCGAACGCTAAGAGAGTTGTTTGAAAAATACCGCGATGAGGTATCTCCGACGAAAGATGGGTCTAGATGGGAAATTGTGCGCATTAATAAATTTCTTAAAAAAGAAAGTAAGCTGCCAATTGAGCTGCCTTTAATTGATTGCACCAGCGAGGTATTGGGTGTCTGGCGTGATGCGCAGACTATCTCTGCTGGATCTATAATTCGCGAGCTTGGCGTAATGTCGGGTATCTTTGAATATGCCAGGCGTGAGTTAAAGTGGATTAGTGAAAACCCCGTTGCAGATGTCCGTAAGCCTAAGCACCCAGATCACCGCGAGGTAACAATTACTCGTAGACAGATAAAATTAATGCTGAGAGCGCTTGGCTACTCCCCGTTATCCCGCATAAAGACATCTTCGCAATCTGTGGCCGTGCTTTTTTTGGTTGCGCTTCGTACTGGGATGCGTGCAGGGGAGTTATGTAATTTAACTTGGGACAAGGTGCATGAGCGGCATTGTGTGCTGCCTAAAACAAAAACAACGCCCAGGGATGTTCCATTATCAAAAAAAGCTGTGAGGCTTTTTAATAAGATGCGTGGCTTTGATAAAAAGTCCGTGTTTAGAGTTACTTCTACTACTCGAGATGTACTTTTTCGGCAGGCTAGGGATAAAGCTAAGCTTAAGGGATTTACGTTCCACGATGCGAGGCATACTGCAGCAACGTGGATTTCTCGTAAGGTTGACGTTCTGACTTTATGTAAGATTTTTGGGTGGTCTGACACAAAGCAGGCGCTCGTTTATTACAATCCGAAGGCGCATGATGTTTCTGCTATGCTAGATTAAGCGGCCAGCGCGATGTCAATTTGACTGATCGGTATCATTCCGCATTTATTTAGCTTTAGTGCGCCACTAGCCACCATTTTACGCACGGTTGGCACTGACAATTCCAGCATCTCAGCAGCTTGCTTTTGTGTGACTTGTAACGGCCTTGGATGCCGTTCAGCATAGGCTTGTACAGCTTTAATTGCTAATTCGATATCGCTCATAGTTTATTCTTCCTTGTTGCTTGGGTATTCAAGTCACTCTTCTAGCGCGGCAGCGGTTGTCTGATGCTGTGCTTGACTCTCAGCTTCTCTGCATGCGCTCTGAACTCAACGCCCCATCGTTGAATCACTTGCTCAACGGCTGCTTCATCCAAAGTGCCGACGTCTACAACAAAATCCCCACCTGAAGCGAAAGCATCGTCTAGTGTTGCTGGCTTGAGTCCGGCTACCTTTAGTGTGGTCGGCATGGTTGGTAGGAGAATTCTAGCCTTCAGGTTAATCGTAGGCGGCTCATTGTGATTTACTGCTGCAACAATCTCTGCGGCATCAGCTGCCGGCTTCATTGCATTCATTAGGTTATCTACGACACCAGCAATCAAGGACGGTGATGAGTACTTGTGCTGCAGGTCACCATTTTCCTCTGTTCCCTGCGCTTCACTTACTGCAGCCGGCACTGCTTTAGTTTCAGACTGGCTTTGCTCAGGATTTTTCCAGTAAAGATATAGGCCGCCAGACCCGGTTGGTGAAACTTTCCGCTTGATCCTGCCTTGATTGAAAAGCTGGCTTAGGGCCGTGCTTACAATTGCTGATGTGTCAGCGCCTTTGCAAAGTTCATATAACTGGCCAGACGTCATTGGTTTATTTTCGTCGTCGCTTAGGTGCTCTAAAACTTCATGATGTAGTGACATTTGTTTAATCCTCGTTGGTTTGCGCTGGCCATGCCAGCGCCATGTTTATGCGTCTGCGTTAGCAGACTCCTTTTGTTCTTTGTTCTTAGCTCTCCTGGCACGCTTGGCCAGCTCTTTATCTTTAATTTCCTGCAACTTAGGCGATAGCTTTTTCTCTTCAGTCGGCGCAGCTTCCGGCGTACTGAGTAGGGCTTTTTCGTCGGCTGACAATTCCTTCGCTTGCGCAGCAATAGGAGGGGTAAGGGGCAGTTCGGCGGTTAAAAATTGCGCTAAATCGAGGCCCATATTGCTGATGAAGGTGAGTAATGATTGGTAATCTTGGTCTTTATCGTTATCTTCTTCAGATTTCCATTGCCAGCTTGAAACTTCAACGCCTGGTGCAATTAAGAGTAAAGCAAGCATTTTTGTTAAGCTGGCCAGATCTTGTTCACTTTGCTGAAAGTCCGTGAAAAACTCTTCTTCAGTGCCTTCAAAATCATAAAGATTTAATACTGGCTCAAGGTCCGTGCTTACTTCTCTGCTAAGTTGATCAATGGCCATGCGTAAAATCAATGCCTGATGTTGCTGGCTGATATTGGGTGCTAATCGATTGAATATATGCAGGCGCCTTTGCTTCTCTTCATCCTGCTTAAGCTCTATCGCCTCACGCTCCAGTTGATAAGGTGATTTTTCTTTGGGCGTAATTACAATTTCACCTGAAGCTATTTTTTCTTCAAGCTTCAACTTCATCAGGTTAGTTACTTCGTTTTCGTTGTAAACCGTTCTGGTTTCATTATCCTTATCGATAACAATGTATGGTTGCGGAGCTTCATTTGGCGGCAAATCAGCTAGCAATTTATCTGCATAGTGGCCATCAACCTGCACGTAACCAAGATTTGATGTGTAGCCATGTGTGATGTATTGGTTAACCCCGTATGGCGCCACTTCTTTAGCCTCATCACCATGAATTACGCGTGGGTTATTGGCAATCAGATCTTTTGCATATGCAGTTTTTTTGGCTGCAAAGCATGCGGGGTCTGTGCAGACGTCTGGACTTTCTATGTCTGCAAATAACTCTGGATAATTTCCTGTGCGTTGTGGGCAGCTTAAGCAACTGCCAGCTTTAGGATAGAGGGTGATGCTAATCTTGTCCCAAGGAGCTTTGTTCAAATCTAGTGTGAAGCGATGTCGGATATATTCTTTAGCTCTACGATAACTATATTCGCTGTTAATAATATCTTTTGCTGCCTGCTCCTGCAGTTTTGAGCCTGGTATGCGTGCGATAAGCAGGGCGGTTTCACGGCCAAATTTGTCTTCTAAAAACATATCTTGCGCGTAGGTGCTCAACTCGCACAGTTTTAAGCTGGCGTAGATGTAGCTACGGCTTTTGCCTATTTTTTCGGCTAGCTGGTCCGCGTTCCAGCTTTTAGCGTCTTTGTTATCTAGTAGCGCCTTAAAGCCTTGCGCCTCTTCAAGTGGGTGAAGGTCTGAGCGTTGCAGGTTTTCTATGATCTGCAGCTGCAGTGTTTCAAGGTCGTTAAGCTCACGTTCAATTGCTGGGATAAATTCTTTATCTGCCAGCTTACTTGCTCGCCAGCGGCGCTCACCAGCAACGATTTCATATTCATAAATATTAGATTTACCGCTGTTAACCTCTTCAACATTGGTTGGCCGTACTAAAATTGGCTGCATAACCCCATGCTGCTTAATGCTTTCGGCAAGCTCTTGCAGATCAGACTCATTAAAGCGTTTACGCGGGTTGGTACTTGATGGGTAGATGGATGATAATGGTATTAGTCGCCCCAGTGATTGATTGTCCATGATGGTTCCTAGTGGTGTGGTTGGTTGGTTTTTTCTTCAAGCAATATTTTTAACTGCGCTGTTTTGGCAATGCTGACAATCTCTTTGCGATCTGCTGATCTAAATGCATTGCGGCATGTCTCAAACTCTCTGTTGGCCCCTTGCAGTAGTTGTGGTGTTACTAATTTATGATTTAGCAAGCTGGCGCTTAAAAACTTGAGGCAACGTAGGCTTAAGTCTAGATTTAGTTTTTCACTGATCATTTCCCATGTTTCAATCCAACCGAGCATTGCCGGAACTACCTCAGTGAGATCTCCTGCGTTGTCCAAAAAGACAGGGATTAACTTTCCGTTACCGTCATCTACAGCATCAATCGCGCCGTTTTTAAGCTGGCCGAATATTCTTTGTGGAATATCAAACACTGTAAATTCATCCAGTAGGGCAGGTAATGCCACTACGCGATCAGTGTGTGTAATGCCTCGGCGCGCGTTGCGCTCTGCTTGGCGGCGTTGCGCTCTGTTGCCGCCTGTTGCATTCTTTTGTACAACAGAGAATCTACGATCAGTCATGCTGCCACCTTTGTTTGGAGTGCCAAAATCTCAAGCTCATTAGCTTTAATGTTGGCAATATGCAGGTGTAGTAGATCGATAAGTGCTTGTGATTTATCTGCGTCTAGGTTTACTTGCCAGTTCGCATTTCCTGTCCATACAGCCATTACAGAACTAACATGAAATGAGCCTGCATTGGTCCATGTAGCTAAACTCAATGTTGATAGTCCAAGTTCTATTGATGATTGTTTGCCATTTAAGATTGCTGCGCTCATATTGTTCTCCCTGATAGTTTCCATGCTGTTTTTAGACTGTAATGGCGTTTTGTTATGTAGTAGCTTGTGTCTTTGAGGCGCTTAATCAGCCGCCCGTGTGTGATCCATGACAATAGCCAGCCAGTAAGAAAGACCGATGTAAGCTTCATGTAATAACTCCAAAAATAGCGGTGTTGCTTGGTAGGCAATGAGCATAAATACAACTACCGCGACTACAGTTCTAAGTACCTGGTAAATGAAATCACTTGATGTAAGGTCATCTAGTGGGTGGTTGTTCATGGGTTAAGCCTCTGCGCTTGCGCACATTTGCATACGCAGTTTTTCTCTGGCGCAATCTAAGTTAATCACGTTGCTTTTGGCTTGCTCTGGGCGGTGTACCACGCGCATACCAAGTGCTCTGGCCTCGCTAATTAGCGTTTCAATCGTGCGTAAGTTGGTGTTTTCGGCAATGGCTAAACTCATGACTCTCTCCTTAAATTTCTTGGTACCAGTAATGCTTAGGTTGTTTTGGCGCGGATGGTGTTGGTGTGTCTTTCAACAAGCCGGGCTGAATATCTGCGCGTACTTGTTGCGGTAGATATGGGTAAGAACGACAAGACAACAGTTGATCGCGCCCATGCTGTGCTAGCAGCTTTCTGCGTGCATTAGCAGATAGGGAATCCCACACTTTTTTAGCTTGTAGATACTTTTTCATCATCACCTCCATGCGTTAGGTGAGTGCAATATACAATCATACTTGTATTTGTGTCAACAAGTTTACTTGTATTTTGTGTTTGATTTGTATATTTGCTTTTGAACGTCTAGTTTGTTTTGGGAAAATAGTCGTAAAAAAACCGCCAATTGGCGGTTTTATGTGTGGGTTTGCTAGGCTTTTACATTAGTTGTAATCTGGCAGGGGCTTGATTGGGTTGGTAAACACACAGTCTCTTCCTGATGGTGAGCCCATCACCCTGCTTATTGATTTACAGGTTATTGCAACCTTATCTTCTTTTTGACGTTTTAGTACGGTGGGTTTTTCAGATTCATTCATTTGCATATGTGATGGCATAAACTCGTTACTTGTTTTTAAGTTAATAACTATGTTGTCCATAAAATCTTTGTCTATGGATTGAATAACACCAAGTAAGACTACTTGCTTGTCTTTAATTTTTTCATCCAGGGCGACTTCGTTTTTTTCGTAGTCTGAAAATAGCTGCCGTGATGTAGTCTGATATATTTGTTTTTCAGTGCTTGTGTTTGCTGGGGCAGTTAATTCTGTGACGTTAGATACAGCGCCTGCAGATTTAGTATTGTTGGCTTGCTGGGTATTAGGGCTTGTGGCAAAAATGTATAAAATCAACAAGGTGACTAATATGCCAATCCAATGTATGACTGAAAGTTTTATTTTTGGTTTTGCGCCGCATTTTGGGCAGGCTTTAGCCTCTGTGCTTACTTCTGTGCCGCATTCGTGACATTTTACAAGTGCCATCATATCCCCTTAATCACTATGAAAATTATCTTCTCTTTTTACCTGAATAGATAACCACGCCACATATGGTCGTGCCTTCTGGTACTTTGATTTTTCTTTCAGGATGGTCTGGATTTAGTGCAAGTAAGTATCGGCCTTCAGGCGTTATTTGTAACCGCTTGAATGTGGCTTTACCTGTTTCATCCCTGGCGATCACATCATCATTATGGTTTGGTTGAATTGTTGGATCGACAAAGATGTCCCAGCCCTCAATGTATTCTGGGTACATGCTATCGCCAATCACCACTAAAACAAAAGTGCTGCTGCTGTGAGGAACTGGACATTCGCGCCATTCCTCAGCGTCATTAAAACTAAATACATGCTCTGGTGCGCACAAATCGCCAGCCCTCACCCAAGATATTACGGGGCATTTACCCTTAATAGAGTTGCCCTCTTTAACGTTATAGTCACCTAATTTTTGATTTACTTCTCTGGAAAAAATCGGTGTTTGTTCTTCCATGTTGCCAAATCCAGTTGCTAGCCAATCAGGGTTAACGCCGCAAGCGTTGGCAATTTGCATGGTGAATTTTGAGCCTTTACCTTCACTTTTTTCAAGGTTGGAAAGGTTTTGCTGAGTAAATACGTTCCCGCACAAATTAGTAAGTTGTGCTTGAGTCAAGTTTGCATGTTTCCTGGCTAGCTTAAGTCTAGTTGCGTATGTCGTCATAATATTCTCACAATACAATTCAGATTGTTATAAATCAAACAATCAAACTTGTTGACTTGAATACAAGTACACTTGTAAAATGGTCAGCAATATGAAAAAAGAACTCGAAAAAATAATTGAGTTGCTGGGTGGTAAACAGCAAAACCTTGCAGACGCTCTGGCGACAGATGAAGAACCAATTAAACAAGCGCATGTTTGGAATTGGTTGAATGTAACGGTTAACGGTATCCCAGAGCGCCATGTAATCAAGGCGTGTAAATCTGTTAATTGGCAAGTTACGCCACACGAGTTGCGTCCTGATATTTACCCTCATCCACAAGATGGATTGCCTGATCATATGCGGAGTGCCGCTTAATGGTTTTTGCACTTGCATCCAGTGTTTTACCAGTTGATTGTTCTGGTGTTGTTCAACAGTCGTATTTGCTTGCATATTGTTCTCCCGCTTGCCCCTTGTAGCGCCACGCTACTTGGGGCTTTTTTTGCGTGTTGAGTTTGTATGTAGCAATTATGTAATCGAGCATTAACTAAAAATACGTTTTTAATCGGGAGAATGAACGTTGACTATTAAATATTTAGCTTATCGAATTGGCCATGAGTTTCCAGGCTCGGTAGCAGGTTTAGCTAACCTGATGGGTAAGGGCGACGTAGTCTTACGAAACAAGCTTAATCCTAACAATGAATCGCACCATCTTAACATTGAAGAGTTTGAAACGATGGTGGACTTTGCAGACCGCAACCAGGATGTGGCTGAATACTTTGCGGCCAAGGCTGGCGGTGTGTTCATGAAGGTGCCGAATGTTCCCGAAAGCGACATGGGGTTGCTTGATTTATTTATGGGCACGATGAAAGAGCTTGGCGATGTTTCTTCAACGTTTCAAACTTCCTATGCTGATGGTAACTACACTCGTAAAGAATTTGATGCTTTATCGATTGAAGTGGATGAAGTCATTGCTAAGTTGCTTGAATTTAAAGCTGGTGTTAAGCGGGTTGTTAGATAGTGGCTGGTTTAGTTCCTATTCCATATCCGGAAATTGCTAGTTACGCTTTATCAAATGCTGAAACATTGGTAAAGAAGTGGCTGCCTGGTGGTAAAACTGTCTCTGGTGAGTACAAGGTAACTAATCCATTACGTGCGGACAAAGAGGCTGGATCATTCAGCATCAATCTCCGATCAGGTAAATGGGGTGACTTCGCTACTAATGATGCTGGCACTGACCTCATTAGCCTGTATGCATACCTAGAAGGTATTGAGCAATGGGAGGCTGCAATTGATGTGGCTGACCAGATTGGCTACAGGTTGCCTGAAGGTTGCATACCTAAGACTAAGGCCAACACCGAGCGCCAAAAGCCGGTGATTGATCCCAGCACCGTCAAACAAGCTAAACCAAAAGAAGAGAATCACTGGCACCCTGTAATGCCGGTGCCTAGCAATGCCCATGAAGCGCCACTGGCTCACCAAGTGCGCGGCCTGCCAGTGATGAAATGGGAGTACAAAGACGCTAACGGCCAATGCTTAGGGTGGATTTACCGATTCAACAAAAGTGATGGCAGTAAAGAGACATTACCACTCACGTATTGCCAGCATGCAGAAACCAAGAAATACGACTGGCGCTGGATGCAGTGGCCTGAACCTAACCGCCCATTGTATGGGCTGGATCGTCTTGCGGCTAAGTCTGATGCTTGGGTGTTATTGGTAGAGGGTGAAAAGTGCGCAGATGCGCCTGTTGGTATGCTGGAATGCGTAACTGTAAGCTGGCCTGGTGGCAGCAAAGCAATCGACAAGGTTGATTGGTCGCCATTAGCAGGTAGAAGAATTTACTCTTGGTCTGATTGTGACGCGCAAAGAGAAAAGCTCACCAAGGCAGAGCAGGCTGAGGGCGTAGACCCTGAAAGCAAGCCATTGTTGCATGAACATGAGCAACCTGGCATGAAGGCTATGCTACGAATCCGCGATAAGTTACTCGCGCTTGACCCTGCCACTGAATTTCACTTAGTAGATATCCCTAAGCCCCTAGAGAAACCTTCAGGCTGGGATATTGCTGATGCCGTAGACGAAGGCATGAATGCTGCCGCCTTACTTAACTTTATCCTCAAAACTCGCCCTGTGCTGGCGGCTGTGCCGGACAACGTTGTTGCAATAAATAAAAAGGCAGAAACCGCAAATACCGCGCCTGCTACCGCGGGGGTGGAAGAGGGCGGCGGCAATGATGAGCCAAAGTGGAAGCGTTATCTACTCCGCAATAATCATGGCGATCTAGTCCCTTGTCTCGCCAATGTGGTGGATATTTTGCAAAACGATGATCGTTGGAAAGACATCATCGCGTTTGATGAGTTTTCATACCGCGTAATGAAGCTTAAAGCACCACCGTTCTGGAATAACACGGGTGAAGCTGGTGAGTGGACCGAGCAGGACGATGCTAGGACAGCCATGTGGTTAACCAAGTTATACCGCTTTAACCCATCTACCAAACTGGTTGCTGAAGCAATTGAAACGATGGCTAGAGATAACATCGTTAACCCACCTAAAGATTGGCTGAAAAGCTTGAAATGGGATGGTGTGAATAGGCTTGACCATTGGATGGAAGAGTTTATGGGGGTGAAGTATTCAAAGTATTCAGCTCGTGTAGCTCGGTGGTTTTTTATGGGCATGGTGAAGCGCGTGTTTGAACCAGGCTGCAAGTTTGACTATTGCCTAGTGCTAGAAGGTCCGCAAGGCCGTAAGAAGTCCACGGCGCTGGAAGTTATTGGGGGTGAGTTTTATGGCGACACCGACTTAGATTTACATAACAAAGACTCAATGGCCGCACTTCAGGGCAAGATGCTTTATGAGTTCTCTGAGATGGGCTCGGTCACTAAGGCGGAATCATCCAAACAAAAGTCATTCCTCTCTCGCAAGGTAGATGAGTACCGCCCAGTGTATGGCCGTAGGAACATCAAGGCGCCCCGTCAGCTTGTTTTTGCAGGCACCATCAATGAGTTTGAGTGGAATAAAGATCCAACCGGCGGCAGGCGCTTTTGGCCTGTGCTGGTAACTCAGGAGATTGATGCTGATGGGTTAAGAAAGATTCGGGATCAATTGTTTGCTGAAGCTGTGCATTTGGTCAATGAGGGTTATCGATACTGGCCAACCAACGAAGAGCAGCAGGAGTTGTTTGACCCAGAGCAGCTATCACGTAGCGTGTATGACAGCTTCAATGATGCGCTGTATGACTTTGTAGATAAGCAGCTTGATGACTTTACGCTCTTTTACGTGCTTAACGATGTGCTGAAAATCCCAGTGCAGAATCACTCTAGAGATATACAGACTAGGGTAGGGAACGCATTGCGGCTGCTAGGTTGCTCTCGTATTGAAAAGCGAACGAACAAAGAGTCACGGTTCTGGTACACCCCGCCGGAAGGCAACAAAACGCGCACCGCATCTGGTGAACCCATACCAGGAAAGGATGATGATGACACGATTCCGTTCTAAATCCGCCCAAATTATCGGCTTAATGTTCCATACCTTCCATACCGAGCGCAAATGGTATGGATGCTTAGAAGCTAATAAGCATGCGGTGGTTCCATACCTTCCATACCTTCCATACCTATTTGGCAGTTACATACACACAGGCGCACACACACACGCGCGCACGCGCACACACGCACATTTATTTTCATCATTTCTAGTATGGAAGGTATGGAAGGTATGGAACAGCCAATTAAATAGCGGCTTTCAGGCTTCCACACCTCACAGCAAGGTATGGAAGGGTATGGAACGATGAAAACGCACGATGAGTTTGACCTGCCTAAAAAGATTAGCCGCGAACAGCAAGCGGCCAATGTGCGGGCGGCAATGCCCGAATGTTCTGAGATGGTGGATTTTATGAAAGGCTTGTTTGGCGAAGATGTGCAAGTGCTGGCGATGAGTGAGAACGGTAAAGAGATTAAACCAAAAAATTACAAAGCGGATTCTGATTACAGGGTGTGGTTTAGCGGCGCAAGGTATTTAGAGTTGGGTGTGAAGTGTCAGGAAAACATAGCGATAGTGAATAAGGGGAAAAAGGATGTCTAGTGAACGTAGTGCGGCATTGCCCGCCAACCGATACCGTGATCCAGCCATAGTGGTTGAGCACCTTGAACTGAGAGAGTTGGGGTGCGTGGCTTGCGATAAGCATACCCATGCATTTGGCAAGGTGATGTGTACAGACCCGCGTAAAACAACAAACAAAGATGTGCCACGTATTGGCAACCAATGTAAATATTTTGAGCTAAGGAAATAAGAATGCTAGACACCTATGTGACCAACAGAATGATTCAATGGGCCAACTGGAGAGCGCGCCGGTTAGATGGTGGTACTGGCTACCCAAAAAAATGTGCGTTTGTAAAAGAGACTGCATCAAGCGGCTACTGGACACCTGAAATGGATAGCCAATGTTTGGAGATTGATCAAGTGGTGTGCGCCTTACTGCCAGAGCGTAAAGATGTGCTGATGAAGTGCTACACCGAAACCGGCACCAAAGACCAAAAGGCTAAGCGTTGCGGTTGCTGCATTAGAACTTACGACTCACGCCTGGCAATCGCACACCGCGATGTGCTGGGTTACTTGAATGACTTAGCTGCAGGCGTGGCGTTACCGGCGGTAAAAGTGCAGACGTCTGCACCTAATAGATTTTTTACGATGGAGGTGTAGGCAATGATTAATCTTGATGACTTAAGAAACCACACTGAAGTAGGTACGGGCTTTACAAAAGATGCAATGCTTAACCGTGCTGCTATCGAAAACCAAAATCGTGAAAAATTGCGTTCGGAGTATTATGATGGATTTACTAATGGCGAAATAAAACTATTTGTTCAATGGTTCGGTTCTGTACAGGATTTAAGTCATCCTGATTTTTTAAAAAATGAAGATTATATTTTGGCCGCAAAAATATATGAGCATATTGGGTTGAGAGTGCCAGATAGTATTTCTGCCCATTTTCATCAAGACAACAAAACCTATCATTACACCAATGGAAGTAGGGCAACTTTAGTGGGAGGCGATGGTCGGCCACTTGAGGTTTTGCACAATCATGTATTGCAATCTCTAAGATCTGCAGTAGTTTTTTCATCTATAGATTGGTCGTCAACAAGGCATCTAGCGTGGATTTATGCCATAGTCGTTGGGTGGGATGACGACGCACTGAATGAGGTGGCTAATCAATTTAATTGGGATGAAGAAACACTAGCTAGACTGAGTCAGCTACACGCAGAGTTTGATTTGTTAGGTGTGGGTTTTGTGGATGAAGTTAGGTGTTTGAAGACAGATGATGGCGATAAGATAATTATTCACACAGATAGAGTCCTTACTGCTGACCAGAAGCGTAGAGTTGTTGATCAGCTGAAGCTTCATTTTAAAAACAACGAATGTTTGGTGCTGGATGGAGGTTTGCGGTTTGGGATAGTAAAAACTTAAAAAAACATGTTGACACTATTTGCCGATTTAAAGTAGAGTTCTGCTAACGTGTTAATTAATGCGTCTATACAACCCGCAGCCTTCTAAAGCTTGCGGGTTTTTTATTGCCTATATCATGCCAATAGCAGCCCCTAGACCATGTAAGCAACCCGGATGCAGAGCATTGACGACTGCAGGCGCGTATTGCACAGATCATGCAAAGTTAAAGCAGAAGCAAATTGAAGCAAAGAGAGAGTCATCAACTAGGCGTGGTTATGGTTATCGCTGGCAAGTTGTAAGTAAAGCATTCTTAAGGGCACATCCATTGTGCCAATGTCCTGATTGTTTAGAAGGTGAAAAGCAATTGAGTGTTGCCACTGTTGTTGACCATATCATTCCACATCGTGGTGATATGGTTTTGTTTTGGGATCGTAACAACTGGCAGTCAATGGCTAAGGTGTGCCATGACCGTAAGACTGCAACTGAAGATGGTGGATTCACTGGTGCTAGGTAGGGGGTGGTTAAAAGTCTGTAGCTTTTAAGCTCTAGAC